ATGACTCAATCACCCATTGCGGCTGCCTCTCATTTGCTCGAAACGAAGTGGAGCGGTCGCTTACCCATTGATCCTGTGGCGATCGCAGAATCGCTTGGTGCGGTGGTTAAACCAGACCGTACAATAGCGCCAGCGAGCGGCAGTTTTTGCTACGAAAACGGGGTACCGGTGATTCGCTATAACCCAGCTGATCCTGTGGTTCGTCAGCGCTTCACTATTGCGCACGAGATAGGCCACATGGTGCTGGGCCACGTGAGGGCAGGTGAGCTTGCGCACCGCGATACCAGTTTTGACTCGTCAACGCCAATAGAGGTAGCTGCAAACGCCTTTGCTGCGCAACTTTTGATGCCAGCAAATGTCGTGCCGATGGTGATGAGGCTCTTGCCACCAGGCCAGCGGTCGGCGGCAGTTTTGGCTCGAAAACTTTGGGTCTCTGAGCAAGCAATGGGGATCCGCTTGAACGCACTTGGCATTAATTAGGAGATCGGCCAATGGCCAAGGAAGGCAAAAATAATACTAATGCCCAGCTCAGCCCGGATAACGCGCCTGAGTCACCTGAGCTGAATATTAAAAACGCTCTGCGCTCAGTCGATACGGCCAAAGAACTACTGGTCCTTATGGCAATCGGCTATATCCTATACCGGCTTTTAGGGATGCTTGGCGGCTTCCTCTCCTCACTGGCAGAAATATTCACTAAAGCGTCCGCAATGTACAGCGCGCCCATTGCTGTTGTAAAAACATTAGATTGGCACATTGTTTTCTTGGGATCAGCGCTTATACTTTCAATCACGACTATTGCTTGCTTTATGCTAGGCAGTGTTTTCGGAAAGAAAAATGGTACATTATTAGTTACTGATTCAAAAGAAAGCATAACCACACTAACTGAATCAGTTAAGTCTCTCGTTGAGTCAGTTAAGTCGCTGATAGGAACTAAAAAACCTGAATAATGCGTATTAATAGCAGATTTAGCTTGGCTAACGGCGGATCGCCGACCTCGATTAGCCAGTGAACTCCGCTTATCAAAAGCCATTCTCCAGTCTAGTGATCGATAAAATTTAAGCCCTTGGCGGCGGCCAAGCGTGGTGCACAACGGATTTCGAATCCGTTTTTGGCTTCAAATTTTTTTGGACCTAAAAACAGCCACTTCAACGCAGTATGACACAACAGCATTCCACACCATTGGGGGGATCAATTCCCCCAAAATTCCCCCAGCAGATTTGATAGCATTTAGGCATCCCCAACGGTTTCGGTAATACCGCGCTCTGACGGGGAGGACTACGCGCCACCCGTCGACCCCGAACCACTGAGCCATCAGGATTGCTAGATGACCGATCCCATCATGCATTTTCCATGCAATACCGTCGAAGAATTCATCGAGGCGATCACTCCTAATGATGAGGAGGAAAAGCATCAATGGGTAGTCTACCGCGGTCAAGCTGACTCGGACTGGGGGCTAGTACCATCGGCCTTCCGAGAGAGCGGCCACATCTCTGCGAGAAGCCTCTTCGGATGCGCGAGAGCGACACCCAAGGAGCAAGCCCATTTTGAAGCTCTTACGCTTCAGCGGTTTCTCAAAGCATGTGACCTTTCGGGATTACCCGTTCCGGGCTACAGAAGAGAGTTGGCTGAGGAGCTGGAGAGAATCCTGGAAAAAAAGATGGACTACAACTGGCCAAATCCGATGTTTGACGAGCCGCTAGCGGTAGCACAGCACTATGGGGTTCCCACTCGCCTCCTCGACTGGACGCGCCGCCCCTTCGTCGCGGCCTATTTTGCAGCATCTTCGGCGCTGCAACTTAAGCGCCAGCCAAAACACATCGCCGTCTGGGCAATGGATATCACCAGAAAAAACGAATGGGCCGGCGTGTCGATCGTGTCTTTACCAGGCGGAACTGCGGCCAATCTCGCAGCCCAGTCTGGGCTGTTCACAATTCAGCGCGGAATCAAAGCGCTAGACTTCGCTTCACCCGAGTTAGAGAAAGATCCAGAAATCATTTCGTCGGCCGCTGCGAACAATAGTCACATCTTTGCGAAAATCACATTACCTTCTTCTCAGTGTGAAAAACTTTTACGCAGATGTGCCAGGTTTGGAGTTTCTGCTCCGGTGCTGTTTCCCGGCATGGAGGGCGCGAAGAGATATGTGGACGATTGGGCGTACTCAGAGTTCTACGGCGATTTAGTTTAGGTTCGTATTAACATTGTTGGGAGGAGAAGTTATCGGCAGCCGTTTGCCGCCGCCTCCAACAGGCGCTCGTATCCGATCCGCTGCCGGCGTTCGGCCAGCAGCGCCCTCACCTTCACCTCAAGGCTGTCGGTCTTGCGCAGCCCGGCAGCAGCCCATGCCGGCACGACGACCTCGGGCGCCCGGCACGGCACCTGCACCGGTACCTCGACGCGCACGTACTGGATCTGCGGCTCTACCTTGCCGGCACACCCGGCTAGGCCCAGGGCCAGCACCAGTCCGCTCCTACAGGCAAGGCCAAGGATTACGCGGTTTGCAGGTCGAAACCACCCTATTCCGCTCCCACAGGAGCGCGAGTTCAGGCCCAGGCTCATAACCCCAGCTCCATGTCGATGATCGAGGCGGCAGCGGCGCACTGGTCGCCGCCGGTGCGCTCCTGCTGCAGCCGATTCGCCGCGGCATAGTCGACATCGGCACTGGCCTTCGCATCACTCACAGCCTTCTCGGCACCGGCCTGGCGGGCCTTCGCGGCCAGGGTCAGGTCGCCCAGGGCCTTGCCCTGTTCCTGAGCCAGGCCTGCGAGGTTGTCGCGCGCCGCGGTGCACGCCGCCACCCGATCCTGCTCTGCGTCGAGAGCTGGCCGGAAGTGGCGGGTGGTGGCCCAGCCCCCCACGGCGATGCCGAGCAAGACCAGCAGGCCGGCACCAGAGACCCGAAGCAACCAGGTGCTCATGCGAGCGCCCGCCGAATGCCCTCATCGATTACCTCGGCCTTGTAGGGGTTGCCGCCGTTCTCGTGGACGATGATGCCGACCACGGCTTCACGTAGCACCTGCGGCTTCGAGATGTCGATGGAGTCGCGCACGCCTACTCCAAGGCGCTTGGCGATGGCCTGGGCATACGCCAGGGTGTTGTTCTCGCTGGACGGCGCCCAGCGGCTGATGAACTCCAGCGGAGTGTCGATGCCGGGCCGGCCGACGCCGGGCATTCCATCCTTGCCCCGGTAGTTGAGCAACAGCTTGCCCAGGGCTCGGATGCCGTTCTCGGCCTGGTCGAATCGGGCGAAACGCGGCTTGCCCACGCCCACCTCCAGCCCGAGCTGACCCTGCCAGGCGTTGCGTGGGTTGAAATCGATGTTCCCTGGGTTGTTATTACGGATACCGCGTGCAGTCATGGGTTTTCTCCAGGCGTAAAAAAGCCCGCGCTAGGCGGGCGTGGGTTGATTGCGGGAGCGTCAGGCAACAGGCGATTCAGGCTCAGGCGCCAGATCGGCCGGGTCATTCGCAGTGATAGTGACCTCGGCGCTGTAATCCTTCAGCACCTGAGCGAAGCAGACCTGGGCGGCCGGGAACTGGGACAGGATCGCTCGAGCGCGCGCATCGGCCTCCTCTTGGGTGGCGAAGCGGGTCTTGTTGGCGACTTCGTAGTCGTTGCTGAGGTTGATGGCGACATAGGGCATAGGTTTTCTCCAGACAAAAAGAAGCCCGCTCTTGGCGGGCATGGGTTGGTGTGCTGCATTCAAGCTTTCGGGTGTTGCTGTTTGACCTTTTGCAAGGTCGTGTAGAACGGCTCTGCCTTGGGCACCAGGCCCTGATCCATGGCGTGCCAGAGCATGTCCAGTTGTTCCGTCACCGGCGGATACTCGGCCGCGCGGCGCTTGGTGTGATCGCATTTATGCTGAATTTTCAACGCTGAACTCCTGATCGCGATAGGGCCAGAGGCTGACCGTGATGTGGTAGGTGCCCGGCGCCGAGAAACCCAACTCGATATCACTGCCATCAGCGGTGTACGTTTCGCTCTCGATTTTGACCGCAGCACCTGCGTGAACGCCTTTCAACCAGTTACCTTGGAGTAGCACCCCCATCTGGGGGCGCTCCTTGAGCATTTGGCCCATCACAAAGTGCTCAGCCGCCCTTGCCGGGGTGGCCACCTGGATGTAGGGGCGATCGGTGTTCAGCCTGATGATCTTCTTCCCATGTTCGGGCGGGCAGCTGACGGCAAAGACGATCCGACCGTCAGTTTCGTAGGCTGCATAGTGTTCAATGCTATTCATCGCTTGGTCCCCATTGCGTACAAGGTGTGGTTTTGAACGTTCACCCCCGAATTTTCCCCCCACCACTTCACCGTGATGACGAAGTAACCCACTCCTACACCGATAGAGCCCATCAGGTTGGGGAATCCATCAGCCCAGTCGCCGCCGCCTTCAGCGAGAACCAGGCCGTTGATTTCCATCCGGAACTGGTACTTACGAATGCCGCTACCAAATCCTTGATAGCAGCTGTACTGCGCCGTGATGTACCCGGCTTGGTCCATTTGCACGCCAACGGCTATCAAATCCCGCCATTGACCCACGCCGACCCCGGCCACATTCCCCGCGCTTGTAGCAGATACCGGGACGGTGACCGCGTTGCCACGAATACGAAGCGTGTCGACCTCTGCGACTCCGATTTTTGCAGAGGTGATAGCAGCATCTGCGATCTTGGCGTTCGTGATGCTTGCGTCGCGCATGAACGCATCGTTCATGAACACCTGACCGTTCTGAATCGCGAACGGACTGACGAAGCCGTTTGCCGTCGGGTTCAACACAGCGAACCGGTCGGCCATCACCGCAAATGTCGACTGCAGAACAGGGCCATTTTTCTCGATACCCAGCCCAAAGCCAGCGGCGGCGTAAATGCCGTTAGCGAAGGTCTGAAGCTTTACCGCGTACGAGGTGTCGACTTTCCCCTTGAGGTCGGTTTGCGCCGTGCTGATCTGCTGCACCGAAGCGTTGGTATCACCCAAAGACGACTGCGTGGTCTGAATCTGCTGGCTGAGCGCGGTGTCAGCATTGGTTCGAGCCGTGGCCTCGTTCTGAATCGCTGCATTGGCGGCGCCTACCGACGTATACAGCCCGTCGACGCGCTTCGCCTCGGCGGTGAGCTTGTCGCCCTGCTGGGTCACCGTTGACGATAGGGATTCCAAGGCCCGGCTAGATGCGGAGGGTCCGACCCGGCCGACAGCAATCCAGTCAACGTCCCATACAGCGTCCAGGGCGTTGGCGAAGTTGAACCGCAGTTGGCGAATGGTGTTGTCGACCCAATCGGTGCCGCCTGCCGCCAAGTTCGCCATGTCCCACTCGACCACCGCGGACTGGCCCACCGCAATGTTCGGGTTCGGCGCCGACGCCCTGTAACTGCTCGAAATGCCATGACTCGGCGTCGAGTAGTAAAGGGTGCCCGTCCAGGCAGATGCCGAACCGCCACGGCGCGTCAAACCCACCCGCACCTTGGTGTATTGCGCACCAGGGATGGTCAGGGTAAGCGTTCCGCTGCTGCTCAGCAGTTGAGGGTCAGAGGTCGTAGGGGTCAGCCGCAGCGCCCCGCCGGAAGCCGAAAGGCTGGCATTGCCGGCTACCCACCCTTCCGTTCCCGAATCGAACTGCCAATACCCGCCCGGCGCCGGGTCAAGGCCCGACGCGCCCAAGCCGCTCTGGATCGCACCAACACTGTTGCTTAGATCAATGAGGCTATTGGACTGACTGGTGTTGACGCCTTCGACTGCGGTCACCCGGTTGGTCAAGGTTTGCAGTGCCGCCGCCTCGGCCTTTGTCGCAACCTGGCTGAGTGCGCTGGCTGCAGCTGACGCCGCGTCGGTTGCCACCTTGTCGCTCACGGCCACCCAGGCGCTACCGTTCCAGCGCTTGGGCGTATTGGCATTGCCCGTGGTGTCAATCCACAGGTTCTGCGCAAGCCGCTTTTCAGCCGCCGGCGCGGCAGACCCGTAGATCACCTCACCTTTGGCGCCCGCCGCTGTAGCGGCCGTCTGGGCCGCCTGCTGCGCTGCTGTGACGTTCTGGTTGGTCGTGGCCAGGCTGTTCTCTAGGCTTGTGGTCCTCCCGGCCACGCTGCTCAGGGTGCCAGCCTGCTGGTTAACGGTAGAGGTCAGGCTTTCCACCGCTGCCGACGTAGCGCTGTTGTCCGCTGCATTGAGCTGACCATTGTCACGCCAGCCGGTAGCACGGGCACCGTACTCCGCCTGGGGGCGAGCAAACTCTACAGTGCCGCTTACCGCCGTTGAGGTGGTCCCATGAATACGGAAGTACACTAAGGCTTGGGTGGCGTTGGCCGGCGCAACAGCTGAGTAGGCAAACCGGTCACCGGCAACCGACATAACGAAGTTGCCCGAGGACACTGCCGAAAGGACAGTCCCTGCGTCATTCGTCCACTGGTACCAGATGCGGAAGAACAGAGGGTTGTCGCCAATTCTCCGCGCATAGCAAGAAGCCGTGATGGTCTGGCCTGCCGCAACCTTGATCCGTCGGGGGCCCGGTGTGCGCACGGACTTGTACGGACTTCCGCTTGTCACCCCGCCGAGCACACTCCGAATGGCCTTTTCACCGGAATTGAGCCAGGAAGCAACAACCGACTCCACGGACGACGCGCCGCCTTCCATTTCCCAACCATCCACCACCTGCGACGAAACCGCAGCGGGTCGAGAAAACGTTGGGTTGTAGAACAGGTTTTCTCCGCCAACATCCCCAATGCTGTTTTCCAGCTGGGTTAGCTTGCCCGAGGCCGACGACAATCCTTCTTCCGTCGCAGCCACGCGCCCTGTAATGGCGGTAGTGGCTGACGCATTGGTGGCCAGGCCTGCGGTGTTTACCTTGCCGTTGTCCCGCCAGCCGCTGGCAACGTTACCGTACTCGAACTGCGCGTTATCGAGGTCAACGAAACCGCCCGTGAGGCTGGACCCGGGAGCAGACCGAATGCGGTACAGAATGTCGGTCCGCACCGAGCCAGCCGGCGCCGCCGAGCCCGTCAGCACAGCACGCTGGTACGTTGGGGTGAGGTTGAAGTTTGCAGGCCCGTGCGTGGCTAGCGTTGCTCCGGCGGCATCTTTGTATTGCAGGAAAATCTGCAGCATCAGGCCGGTATTGCCTCGGACAAAAACAGAGGCAGTGCTTACCACACCCTCGTAAATCGGCGGCCGATTATCGGGGCTTGCAGCGCTCGGAACGAAGTCTGCGTAGTTGGTACCTGTGCCGGCCGTCAAGCCCGTTACATCCAGACGTTGACACTTGCCCTCGGCCCCCAGGTCCGCATTGCGAAGCGTTGGGGTTACCACTACGGCCGTGCTCTTGCGCCATCCCCAGCCGTCCGCCACATTCGCGTTGGCGGCAGACGGTGTGTCAAACGAGGGGTTGTACAGCAGGTTTTCGCCGCCGATTTGGCTCAACGATGCGTTGATATCCGTTACCGCTTGGCCGTTCGCGGTAATTGCCGTACCGTGCTGCTCGACGACATTACTAAGCGACTGCAGGGCCGCCGCATCAGCCTTCCCCGCTACCTGACTCAAGGCACTCGCAGCGGCAGCGGCGGCATCCGTGGCAACCTTGTCCGTCACGGCCACCCAGGCGCTACCGTTCCAGCGCTTGGGCGTGTTGGCGTTGCCGGTTGTGTCGATCCACAGATTCTGCGTCAGACGGTCCGCCACTGCCGGCGCGGTCGACTGATACAGTACCTTGCCCTTGGCGCCAGCAGCATCGGCTGCCGCTTGGGCCGCCTGCTGCGCTGCTGTGACGTTCTGGTTGGTGGTCGTGAGGCTGCTGTTCAGGCCGGTGATGGCCTGGCTCTGCGACGATAGCGCGCCCTCGGCATCGGTAACGCGAGTAGTCAGGCTTTGTACTGCCGATGCATCTGCCTTGGTCTGAGCAACAGCCAGAGCGTTGGCCGCAGCAGCTACTGCATCGGTGGCCACCTTGTCGGTAACGGTGCCCCATGCCGAGCCGTTCCAGCGTTTCGGGGTGTTGGCATTGCCCGTGGTATCGATCCAGAGGTTCTGCGCGAGGCGATCAGCCACGGCCGGCGCGGCCGACTGGACGATGACCTTGCCCTTGCCACCGGCCAGCGTTGCCGCGTCCTGGGCGGCCTGCTGCGCTGCAGCGACATTTCCATTGGTGGTGGTCAAGCTCGATTGCAGGCCGGTGATCTGCTGCGACTGGGCGGTGGACACGCCCTCCAGACTCTCAACCTTGGTTTCGACTGTCTGCACACGGGCGGCCATGCCATTGGCCGTTTGTACCGCCTGGCCAATGTCGATCCAGTAGGTAGCGTTCGGTGGCGGATTTCCGGCCGGCACATCGCCCTTGGCCTGGTACAGCCTCCCATCATCACCCAGCACGCCCTGGCCAGCGGTGTAGGCCTGGTCGGACTTGTACGGCATCGAGTCAGCCAGGTCGGCGATTATGTCGATCTGCTGCTGCAGTTCGCTCTGGACCTCGCCGACATGGTTGCTCACATCGCTGATCTGCTGGTTCAGGTCGTTACGGACTTCGCCCAGGCGCTCGTTCACCGAGCCAGGGCCGTTCATGTCGATCAGGTCGATGCGCTTGGTCAGCTCCTGACCCAGCTCGCTCTCGGTGATCTGGCCAGCAATCACCTCGAGCATCTGTGTCGGGTCACTGGAGGTAGCAGCAAGAACGTACAGGAAGTCACTCTTCCCATAGGCATTCGCCGAGCGAACGTAGTAGGAATACTCCTTCGCGAACGCCAGGCCGGTGTGGGTGAAGGTCAGCCCCTGCCCCAGGTATACAGCGTCAGCGATAGGCGCCGACGGATTGGTGGCATAGAAGTACTCATAGGTACCGCCGTTGAGGCTGTTCTGCAGGTTGGCCGGCACCAGCGTGATAGTGTCAACCGACGCATAGACGTCGCAGCTCTCGGGCACGGGCGGGCCGCCCACGTTGACATTGATGGTCGCCTCGCCCGAGCGGGTGCCGGGGCCGAAGGCAACGACGCTCATGGCATAGGTACCAGAGGTCAGGCCATTGATGTTGCAGCTTGAGGCTTCACCGCCAACCTTGAGGGACTGCACGACCTCAGTGCCCTTGCGGATCGTCACCGTGTAGCTCAGCACGGTCTGCGCCGGTGGTGCCCAGCTGAGCACACCCTGGACAACTTCGGCCACGCCGCTTGGAGTCCAGGCCAGGCCGGTGACAGCAGCCAGGCCGCCAACAGGCAGATTGATGAAGCCCAGTGGATCGTACGGCTGCCCCACCGCATCATCGAAGATGGCCTGCTCGTACGGTTTGAGGGTCACCTTGCAGGCATCGGCAGCGCCCATGGTCCATTCGATGACCATAAATTCGCCCAGGATGTTCAGCGAAGGCAGATCGACCTTGACTGCACGCCCCGGGCGGCAGTTGTAGCCGTTGAAGTTGAGCGGTACAGACAGGGAACCGCCCGAGCGCCGACGGCGCAGGCTGATGTTGGCAAGGCGCTGAGCCAGGTAGGCGTCTGTCACATAAGCAAACGACTGCGACTCAGCCAGTTCGCCGCCGTCTGTTGCGATCCAATCCTGAATCGCAACCTCCGGATAGTCGGTCTCTGCCCAGGCCTGAGCAGGATCAACAAAGGTCCCGCGCATGGTGTTGATGGCATCGCTGTTGCTGACCTCGGTCGTACCTTCAACAGTGCCGATCACCATGTCTTCGTTGATGGTGAAGTCGGCTGGCCCGTAGTAGGCGCCCACCTGAAGCGACCAGCGCCCGCCAACCCGGATCAACGTTCCCGCGCAGGCCGACAGCAGGTTATCCAGGACGGTATTGCGCTTTTCATCTGCACCAATGACGGCGCCGGCGAAGTAACGGGGCGACATCTTGCCATCCGGGCCGATGACGGTTTCATCGCAGACGTTGGCAGCACTCGCGAAGGACTGAAAAATGATTTCGTCGTCAGGGATCGCGCAGCGGTTGCGCAGGTACCAGAGGATCAGCAACGCCGTGTTGGCCGAATAACCCGCCACCCCGCTGCGCGGGTCGTATACGTCGCTGCGTCCGCGGACCACGAAGCGCACATCAGGAATCCCGGACGGGAACTTCTCTGCATCGTACTTGAACGACAGGCGCACAAACGACAGGCCCCGACCGATCTGCTCTTGGCGCCAGTCTGGGCAGTTGGCCAGAAGGAATGCGTTCACCTGCGCCGGGTCGATAATCACCTCGGACGTGGCGTTTGCGCCGAGTTCGGACAGCGGACGCTCATCCACGTAGATCTCATCGACGCCCGCGATGGCGCCCTCGGACAGCACGTAGACGATGTGAATCCACTCTCCACTGGTCTGGTCGCCAGACTGTTCCTGGACCCAGGCGAGCACGCCGCCGGTGCTGGCCCGACCGAGAATGAAGCGCACCGGGGCTTTCGACGAGCGAACGGTCTGAGAGCTTGGTTCGGAGCTTGGGCCGCCAGAAATCTTTGCCGCACCAGTCAGGCCCGCAAAGACTCCTTGCACACCACCAAACACATCCTTGAACGCGCCCACCGGGTCGTACATCGCCTTGATCGGCGCAGTGACGAGCTTGACGACTGATTTGATTGATTTGCCCACTATTCAACTCTCCAGGCCACCAAGGGCTCACAATCAACGGCTGCAGCACCAGACTCAGTGGCCGCCCAATACCGGCCGCTCCAGAGCACCGCCACGCACTTCCCCGACGCGCCCTCGAAGCTGACGATGTCGCCGCGCTGGGCGAACTGCACATCAACCCTTTCGAAGTAGGTATCGAGCACCGCCTCGACTGAGCCGTGCGTCGACGCCATCACGCGCTTGGCACCGATCTGCGTCTTGTATCGCCCGCGGTATTCCTTCGCCGGATCAACACCGCAGATAGCCGCCGCGCAGTCAGCGACAAACAGGCAGCAGTCAAATTCGCCCCACAAAAAAGGCCGCTCGAAAGCGGCCTGAATGGTCTCGTGTAGCCTCGTGGGCCAGTCTCGATAGCGCATGACGTTTACTCGTAGGTGAAGGACGGCGCGTCTTTCTTGGCGCCCCAGTAGATGGGCCATTCGGCCATCTGCGCGACGGCATAGAAGAAGCGGTCGCCGTCATGACGGGCGCGATGGTTCTCGTCCGTCCAGCGCTCTGTACCAATTCGGTTCCATTCGGCCATCCGGTCGATGATGGTGACTGTGATTGCACTGTCGCCCGTCGAGCCGCCGTAGGACAGTTTGGCCGCGTCCATACGGCCGCTGAACAGGATGTCGGCCGCGTAATTCCCGGCCTCGTCATAGACGACGAACATCAAGCGCGCCGACCGGCCTCGGCAGCCTGCGACCGAGGTCTGGGAAAGGATGTAGCTGTCCAGGCCATTCAGCGTCAGATCGATGGACAAAGAGGAGCCCGAATCAGCGCTTTCGCTGGCCTGGCCCACTTCGCCGAAAGTGCCAACGCCGTCGTAGGCGTAGCCGTTGATGATCAGCTGGCTGGTGCCCGTGTGGGCCCTGACCATGCCGTCGGCAAAATCCAGCTCGCAGGCAAATACAGGCGTGAAGTTGCCAGCAGCAATGATGCTCAGCACTGATTGGGAAAATGGGAAAACCGCAGCCATTAGAAGGCCTCCCGACATTCGATGGAAAGCTCAGCCACAACAGGCCTGACTGAAAGGGTGTAGCTGTCCTCGGTGAGGCGCATGATCGAGTAAGGATTTCGATACTCCACCGCGGTGCCAACCACCAGAGCTGAGCGCAACCGTCTGTTGAGAGGCAAAATGGCCGTGCCGTCGCCGTTCGAAACCACGTCCTCAACCACCTCATGCATCACCCCGCCGATGGTGATGTAGTCGCCCTGGCTAAACACCCGGCGACCGCCCTGCAGCCCGCTCAGGGTGATGGTTGAGGCCATGGCAGCCCCGACCTGCACAACCGGCGCGCCGATGTTGTCAGTCCGCTTTCGCGTGAACGCCGGCAGCTTGAACGTACCGAAGCGGCCCTGCAGGCGCCCCATGAAGGCAGTCACTATTCGGTCACGGTCTCGGGTCAATTGGGGAAGCGACAGGGAGCATTTCCAGTACGACCCCGGGTACCCCACGATCTGCTGGCTGTTGTTCAGTGACGAAGAGAAATCGCGGTTGTTGTACACCATGCCCCAGCTCATCTCAGCCGGGCACACTTGGGTTGGCCATTCGATCGCCATCGTTCCACCTTAAAGTTTCTTGCGGATGCTCTGCATGATTTGGCCGTTTCGGCCCACATCCTGCAGGATCGCGGACATCGTTTGGCGCATGCCTTGTTGGATCATGGCAACCGTCTGAGGGCTTACATCTCCATTCACATGGAAGACCTGATGCACAGCCACCGGCTGGCCTGTGCCCTCCGGCTGACTTCCTTTGCTGCCCTTGCTCACCTCGTCCAGGGTTTTGTCCAGCTTTGCACTGGTGTTGGCGGTAGTGACCCGCTCGCCCTTCTGCAGCAACCAGGTACCTTCGCGAGGAACACTATCGATACCGTCGTGCGCCATACCCACCAGAGCGGAACTCGCCACACCGGCCACCAGGGGGGCGGTAGCCATCGCTGCGGCAATTGCAGCACCAGGTGCGAGTGCGGGCCCCACGATAGGTATCGCAGCGGTGCTGGCGAAGGCGGCGAGCTGGGCCTGGAACGACGTTGCCTGAGCGTTGGCAATCAAAGTCGGTGCCGCACTGGCCTGTGTCGTCTTGCCGACCATCAGCTGCACCGCTTGATACACCAGCCACTGGGCAGCCATGTCTGCCAGCGCATCAACCATCGACCTGGCGAACCCGCCAACCATATCCATCAGCGCATCTCCGGCATCCTTCGAGCCCGTGGCCACATCAGAGAGGAACGACCCGAGCTCGCTCCTGGCGCTACCGAGGACAGACGTGGTGGCATCGGCGGCCATGGCTGAGTAGTCGGTCGCGGCGTCCGCAAAATTCTCCCAGGCGCTGGTGACACCGTCCATCCAGTTGCTCTGCGCCTCGTCGAGCTGGCTGTAGTAGTCGTTCTGTAGCTCCAGACGCGCGGCCAGGGCATCGCTCAACAACTGGGTTTCCTGGTCGTACAGCCCCTGGCTGATATCGCCGCTGTTGCGTTGCAGGACCAACTCGCGCTGCTGGCGATTGAAGCCCTCTTCGATCGCCAGGCGCTCTTTCAGCCGCTCCTTGTACTTGTCGCCGCGACCGGCGCCCGCAAGTTCCTGGTCGAAACCGCTTCGCGCAGTCTGGTAGTCCTCGCCAACGTTGGCCCGGAAGGCCGCGAGCTTCTTGGCGTCTTCGTTCTGCTGTTTGATCTGCTTGAGGTGGTCGAGCTCGGCGGCAAGGCCCTTTAGCCGGTCCTGCTGCTGAGCACTCAGGCCATGCAGCTTCCCAGACTCAAGCTCGAACTGCAGCTTGGCGACCTCGGTTGCGTCCTTGCGCTTGTCAACCTCGGTGTTAATGAGGGCGATCTGGCGCTGGTAGTTTTCTTCAGTGGTCTGGAACGCCTGGTTGATCTTCTTCTGCGCAGCTTCAGCAGCCTTCGCTGCGGCTTTTTGCGCATCAGTCAGGCCGAGCACTCCAGGCTTTCCTGCGCCAGGCATCTCCAGCTTCGGGACGTCTGCGGCGGCCTTCCTGGCCTGCTTCACATACTCTCTGATCGAGTCGCCGGCCCATGCCTTGTTCATGGTCTCGCCAAGCTCAAGGAAAATGGTATTGGCCGCCCTCGCACTATCCTTTGCGTCAGCGGACATCTGGTCCGAGTTCTTTTTGAAGTCTGCAGAGAGATCCCCAAAAGTGACCTTGCTCAACACCAGGTTCGCGGTCGCGCCGATGCTTTGAATGTAAGCCATGGTGGTGGCAAACGTACCAGCCATGGAAATCGCTACCGTTCTGAAGGCTCTGCCGATGCCATCTCCAGTTGAGGCTGCCATAGCCCCGACTTCAATGAGGTCATCGGAGAAGTCGCGGATACTCTTTTGGAGCCCGCCTGCCTCCTTGGTGGTATCAGCAAGATCCTTGGCTAGCTGTGCCAGAACTGGCATGAACTCAGCAGCGAGGGCGGTTTTCGCGGCGTTAGCGTACTGCCCAATGGTAGTGAGCTGATTGTTGAACTCCAACGCCGCCGCGATTGTCGTTCCGTCAAGAACCATACCGGCGGCCTCAGCGGAATCACCGAGCTCCCTAAACTTTTTCCCGCCGTCTGCCAGCAGAGGAACCAGGGCAGTCGCCTCATCTGCAATGGCCTCCATGAAGAAGGTCATTTGAGCTTGGTTCACATTGGCCTTCTGCAAGCTACTTACATACAGCTGCAGTGCTTCTGCGCTGTTCAGCTTGCGAAACTGCTCAGCCGTCACGCCTACCTTCGGCGCGATCGTCTCGAAGAAGTTCTTGAGCTCTCCGCCGCCGGTGGCAAGGAAGTCACCGACTTTATCGTTGGTGTCCTTGAAAATGTCGGAGAGCTTGTCCTGCTGCAACCCGACAGACGAAGCGGCAGCTGCGTACCTTTGAAACTCGGTAGTGCTGAGCCCCGCCAGTGATGACAGGTTGGAGATCTCTTTAGCGGCTGCAGCAGAGCTTGCAACCAAGCCAGCTACAGCAGCAGGAATCGTAGCGAACACCGTACCTACGGCTGTACCAAGGCGCTCGGCGGACTTCTTGATTTCCGCCATTTGCTTCTGCGTTTCGCGGCCAGCCTTATCCAAGGGGCCGGTGAAGCCGCCGATTTTAGCGATCAGGTCGAGAGTTAATGTGCCAAGAGAACGGCTCGCCATGCTTTCCTCCAGGCGAAAAAAAACCCGCCGAAGCGGGCTTGATGTTTGCTGGGCTACTGCCCCCTCAGAATCTTGGCCTTTTCCGCCTCGAACTCCTCTTGAGTGAGATGGCCGCGCTCCTTGAGGGCCGCCAGCTGTTCCAGGCTTTGATACACACCAGCCGGCGCTGCGCCCAGCTCATCAGGGATTGGGCGCCGTATGGAGGATACTGACCAGATCAGAGCGACAATCCACCCAATCACGGTCCATCCAAGCAGCAGATTCAGAAAAAGAATTGACACACGATTCGGGTGTCGCCTCAGCCACGCAATGATCGAGGGAGGCAGATAAAAAAGCGCTGCGGTCACCAGAGTGGCCACTCCTTGATAGGCGCTTGTGTCAACGGCCATGGGTAAATGCTCCTTGGAGTCCTGGGGCAATCTACCATCATTAATGCATGGGCCAAACCCATTAAACCCACTCGGCCATCGCTTGCTCCAGAGCGTTCCCCGGCCTGACATGATGCGGCATGAAGTCTTGTAGCTCCGCCTTCCCGCCACCGGTGCGATTCACCTGCATCGCAACGATAGCGGCCGACAGCTCCTGCCGGCGCGCTAGGTTCAGCGATCCGTGCTTGTCTCGGTAGGCGACCCAAGCCAACACCTCCGCATAGGAAAGCGTGGCCTTGGCCTCTTCGATCGTGTTACCGCCGACTCCGTTCAGCACCAGCTCATGCCACAGCTCGTCCGCCGAGGTCAGCTCTTTGGGGGCGGGTTGTTCACCGACTTCACGGCCTCGTAAAGCACCAGGCCGAGGCCTGGGTCGAGGTTCACGGCGTCTTCGAATGGCAACTCCTCGGTACCATCCTTGCCCAGCATGACGCTGGCCGAGAGCAGGCTGGCCGTCCGGAACTGTTCGGTTTCGCCTCTGGCGTACATCTTCTCCATCACGCCGAACGAATGGCGGCGAATGTGCACGGTGAACTTGTCGGTGACCGGCTTGCCGTTGTCGTCGAGATGCTTCCATTCGACCTTGACGGGCACTAGGGCGTCAGCAACGACGCCCCCTTTCTTTTTCAGTTGCGCGAGATCCATGGATACCCCTTACGCGGATTTCTTGACCCAGGCGGAACCGCCCGAGCGTTGGATGGATACCGCGGTGCTGACCACGGCGTTCGCGGCGAAGTCGAATGGGAAGTCGGCGACATAGCCCTGGAAAACGAACCAGGTCCGATCCTCAGGCAGCTCGAAGTCGTCACCTCCGGTAGCGACCGTGGGGAAGGATGTCTGCTTGCCCTCAGCGTCCACGGGGCCATCGGACCAGCCTACAGCCCAGCGCAGGGTCGTGTCGCCATTCGCCTCGGAGAGCTGATGGAGACGAATGTGGCTCGGGCTGTTCGGGTCAGCGTTGATGGTCAGCGAGGCCTGGCCTGGGGTGCGCAAACCCGGTTTGTAGGTGCGCTCGTTGGAGCTGAGGCAGGTGTCCTCGATCTGCTCCTTGGGAGAGCCGCCGGGGTTGAAGGCGGTTGCGCACTCCACCTCCATTACCGTCATCGGGCCGGTACCAGAGGTTGGTGGAACCAGGGCAAACACCTGGGTGCCTTGGGTCAAAATCGACATGGTGGTCTCCTGTCGGGCAAAAAAAGCCCGCGCTTGGCGGGCCGGGTTGATCAGCGGCGGACTATCCAGTCCACGTCGAAGCTGGCTCGGAAATTCTTGGTTGCGGTATCGCGCGACTCACCGCCCCAACGGGTGACATAAGCCCGCAGCTCGATGGCATCGCGAATAGCGTCGCGCACCTGGCGGACCGAGGTACTGGTGGTGCCGTAAACGTCGACCTGTAGTGTGAAGCCGTCGGCATCAGACCGGTCCGCCAGGTAGTTCTCTGGGCTGCCGTTTACCATCTGCCATACCGCGTATGGCTTCACTACGCCCTCAGGGGCCTCGCCAAACGGGTACATTCGCAGTTCGACGCCGCTACCGAGCAGCGCTGTCACGCCGGCGGACGCTGCGCAAACTAGCTCAATGGGTGGTGTCATGAGGATTCAGCCCTCTTCGCAGCGCGCCGCATGGCGCGGTCGATCGCCTTCTCGTACTCAATAACGAAGGTGTTGGTCACCTCGCTGATGCTGTTGGCCAGAGCCGGACGCATGAACGGGGCAGCGGCCATCTTCTCGGTACCGAACTCGAACAGGCGCCAGTGCGGCGTCGGGGCGTTCTGGCTGAGATCACCGCCATCCTTGAGCACGGCGCCGTGCAGCACGCCTATCCGGAAGCCCAGGTCACCGGCCTGCTTAAAGAGACGGCCATTCCAGCGCAACGCGATGTTGTCCGATATCGACCGGCCAGTCGCCTTGTCGTCAATGCGCTCGGCCCCCTCCTTGGCCTTTTGCACCACCACCTGGGCCGCCTTGCGTAGCGCGGCACGGCCACCCTTGCGGCGCACGTCATAGCTGACCGAATCCAGCTTCCCCAGCAGGCTTTCGAGCCCGGTGATGCTGAACTCGACACCGTCAGCCATCCTTCACCCCCTTGGAAACCAGAATGGTCAGATACTCCCGGCCGGACTTTGCGTCTTCCAGTGGTGGACCTTCGATGCTGTACGGCTCGCTCCTATAGACGATGCGCATGGTCGGCAGAACGCCGGGGCGGTACCGAATCACCATTCTTGCGGAGGCCTGGGACTGAGCCGCCTGAGCGGCCACCAGGTCGCGGGCGGAAAGAGGTTCGACACTAGCCGGACACTTGGACCAGCGGGTTATCCATTGGGGCTCGCCGAACTCAAGGGTTTCCGGGTCGCGGACTTGCACAAACTCCTGAATGTCGATTCGGTGCCGGAGCTTGCCGGCCTGCATCACACACCCATCCGGATGCGGTAAGGCATCAGCAAGTGCTGGGACGCCAGCGGCAGCTCGACAGCGGTCGTTCCGGTGGCCACCTCCTCACGGTTGGCGAACAGATGGCCCAGCTTCAGCAGGCAGGCAGACTGGATCGCGGGGTTGAGCACCATGCCGTAGGCGATGGCGTCTGCCTGGTCGTATGCGTCGGCCAGCGCCTGGCGGGCGTGGTCGAGCAGGCGACAGCGCAGGGTGTGATCCTGCTCGGCCTCGGCGGCGGCGACCGCCGCAGCATTCGCGCTCTTGGCAGCCTGCAGCGCGCCGTGCACGCCCGTGCGGGCTGTGTCGAGCGCGACCTGGTCCAGGTAAAAGCGGCGATTCAGGAACATCATCGCCGCCTCTTCCGCCGCATCAAGTTGAGCCTGGACCAGCACCTGGTCGTCAGGTTCGGCCAGCAGATGGTGCATGGCCACGTCGATAGCGATCACGGACATGGATCACTCCTTCGGCTTGGTTGCCGCGCCCTTGCCGCCTTTGTTGGCTGGCTCAGGCGCTTTCTTGTTCTCCGACTCCTGGGCTTTCTTCACGTCGTACTCCTCAATCAGGCCGTTGCGCAGCAAGTCGCGGGCGCGCAGTTCATCGACGGTAATCTCCGAGTTGCGCTTGGCGTACTGGCCGCCGTTGTTGAAGCCCTTGATGGTTTTGACTTTGACGTCTGGCATATGCAGTCACGCCCGGCTTCCCGGGCGCGCTCCTGGGCTGGTTACGGGGTGTCTTCGAACTCGCCGTGAACGAACGACTCTGGGCGGTAGACCGCCAGCGCCAGGCGCTCCTCGGCGCGGATGGTGACCATGTTGGTGCGGAAGTTGTCGCCGTCTTCGGTGGATACCTCGACAGCCGCCTCCTCGCGGTCGAACACCTGCGCCGCGATGTTCATCGCGCCTACCAGGAACTCGCCTTCTGGCACCGCGTTGCTGTCCACCACCGGCAGCTTCCACAGGCGCTGTACGCCGCCTTCCTGGACGTTCACCCAGATATAGGAGCCGTTGGCGTCCTTGGTCAGCTCGATGTCCGCCCAGTCGACCGGGTTCAGGGCAATGGCCGAGGCGCGGTACTCGGCGATGCGGACCTGCAGGATCGCGCGGCGCAGAGTATCGATCTTGGTGTCGCCGGCTTTGCGCAGGGCGTCGTTGAACGCGGTCGCCTGCGGGATGAGGCCCAGCAGGTTCTGCCCGGTGCCGTCGCCGGCCAGCAGCTGCTCCTCTTCCTTGTACTTCAGGCCGTAGATCGCGCGGCCGTTGATGTAGCTCTGCAGGAGCGGGATGTCCGACAGCACCTGCTTGGAAGCGCGGAACCAGTGGGCAATGGTGATGACGTTGGTAGTCTTCAGGCCAAAGGACAGGTCGGACTGAGCCTTCGCCGCCCCCTCACCCGCCTGCGGGGCTGCCATGTTCTGGAAGCCGGTCTCCTGCACGAACTCGACTGCGTTCGAGCCAGTACGGCCTGGCATGATCAGGTCGCGAATGGTGAACTCGCGCTCCGGCCCAACCACGATGCCGGGAACGCGGGTCGGCTGAATGGCTACGCCGACGCCACCGGTGCCGGTGGTAGAGCTGGTAATGTTGGTGACGGCCTTCCGGCCTACTCGAACGATGCCGCGACCGCGAGTTTGCAGCGACTTGAAGTCGTCACACTCGGTCAGCTCTTCGCCAGCCGACTTGAAGTCAACTGGATCATTGGCGGAGAAGCGACGGGCCATCTTCTGCTCGATCTCTTGCAGGCGATCTTGCAGACCCAGGCCATCCTTCACAAGGCCATCAAGGATGGTCTTGGTTTCGGCCAGGATGGTGCCGTGCTCCTTGATCTCGTCAGCCGCCTTCTTGGCGAATGCCTTGATCTCCTCGTCACGCTGGTCGAGCAGGTCATTGACCGCTTTCAGCTGGATCTTGTCGTCGGCGTGCTCCTTGCGCTGGAACTGGCGGTGCTCGGCGCGAGCCTGGTTGCTCATGGCGTTATGCATGGTGAATCCTCAAAACGATGGGAGAGACAGTGCCGGGCGCGACTTCAGCGCCTCGACGATTTCAAGTTCTGCCAGGTCGCCCGCGGACTCGCTCCGGAGCAGGTGCTGCAGCCCGCGGTTGGCAATCACCGCCGACTGGGTTTTCGAGAAGCCTGCCTCGCGCAGGAGCAACTCAAATTCGGGCATCGAAGGCAGGCCGCCATGGGCCAGCTTCGACTTGATGGTGTCGGTACGCGCTTCGTCGTTGGCTGGCACGGTGACAATGGAGATCTCGATAAGGTCGAGCTTGGTCAGCGTGCGAATTCGGGTTTTCTCGTCGAAGCTCGACTCGCGGACGTAGTAGCCGATGGACAGACCGGTGATGGACCGGGTTTGCATGCCCCGGTGGGCGATGCGGGCGTAGGGTGCGTCAGCCAGCCAGAGCCCGCCTTCGCCGAACAGGCCTCGGTCGTCCTCCTTCAGGCTTTCGATGTTCCAGCTGCCGATGGGCTCGCCGGTTCGGTGCTGCCAGAGCACGGGGAAGGTGCGGCCCTTGGCCTTGGCCTCGGCAATCGACTCCAGGAATGCACCTGGTGCGACGACCTCGTTGTAGCTGTCGACCACGCCGAACACGGAACCGTAGCCAGAAAAAAGGCCATCGTCGCCGACAGCCTTCACGTCATAGTCGAAAGAGCGGTATTTGACCGCAGCCAGTCGATCCTTGCGTCTCATGGGGTGTTACCTCTTGGCTGGTCGCTGAGCCAGTCGAGCAGCGCCGCCTTGGCCTGGTTTGCGCCACCGGGGTCTTCGCCCAGCTTGTCGATCGGCAGCATGTTGGATTGCACGGTGAGCTTCGCCGCGTTGCCTCCCTCCGGGGGCATGTTCTCTTTCAGCCGGCACTCGTCCCGGGTGTAGATACCGTTCTGGGTCATGGAGCTGTAGAAGGCCGCACGCGCCGCGCTATCCATGCGCAGCAGCCCTTCCGGGTTGAACTTCACGTAGAAGCGGCGGCGCTCATCCGGTCGCAGCAGGCGCCGGTTGGCGCACATCTCAATGCGCTTGATCCAGGGAAGCAGGGTGAACGACAGGAAGCCGATCATCTGCTGCTCCATGCCAGTACCCCAGCTTGTGGAGTTTTGCGTATGCCCGACCATCCACGGCGGCACCCGGAACCAGCGGCAAATCTCCTCGACGTTGAACGCCCTGGTCTGCAGCATCTGGGCATCTTCCGGCGTCATGGAGACCTGTTGGTACTTCATGCCAGCCTCGAGGACCATGGTCTTGCCGTGGTTCGTGGCGCCGGAGAACTGCTTGATCATGTCCTCGCGGATGTCCTTCCGCTGGTCCGGCTTGAGGATCTGGTCGGTGGACAGGACGCCGCCCAGCTTCATGCCGTTGGCAAACATCTTGGCCGCCGACTCATCAGCAGCCATGGCTGAGCCCAGCACCTGCCGCCCGTAGGCCAGCGGCGACAGGCCGCAAAGCGGGTCCATGCCGAAGGCTCGCACATGCACCATCTGATCCTCGGTCAGCGTGTGAGGCCTGCCGAAGTTGTCGGTGTAGCGGTACTCGATGGAGCCGTCCGCCAGGCGCCGCGGCGGCGACATGTTCTGCGGCAGGAGAAATTCCAGGCTGATCAGCGTCCGGCCGCTCTGGTGAGGCTCGCAGAAGGCGTTCCCCTGGAGCAGCAGGCTCGCCATGACGTTCTCCCAGAATTCCACGGGGGTCTGGTCGGCGTTCGGCTGCTGGCTGATGACGAAATTTACCGGGTGAGAGCTGGCCACCACCGGCGCACCGTTCTTGTCCTCGTACAAGGCAATCGGCAGCGTTGCGATGGTCTCAGCGATCAATCGCACGCAAGCCCAAACCGTCGAGAGCTGGAGCGCCGTCTGCTGGCTGACCACCTTCCCCGATGCCGAGTCAGTACCGTAGAAGGTGTTCCAGAACGTGGAGTCGGTCAGGCCAATCTTGCGGCCAGCCCAGCCCGCCAGACTCGATGCCACTCCCGGCTCTGCCGACTTCACCAAGGCCTGGCCGAGGATCTGCGTGAGTGATTTAGCCACCGATCAACCCCTTGCGAATGAAACCCGCGGCGACCAGTAGCGAACCGGCAGCGGCCAGCAGCGCATAACCCAGGCCGGCCAGCACGTATACGCCAGCAACGCCCAGCAGCAAGCCGCCGGCGGCAAGCACCAGAAAGATGATCAGGCCAGTTTTCATAGGTTGTCCCGTTAGCCAACCACGATCGGGCTGGCAAGAAAGTCATCGAAGTGGCCGGAGTCGTCGATACCGAGCTTGATGGCCACGGCGCAGCCGGTGATCAAACTCACCATGCCGTCGATCTTGTTCTCCGGGCGCTCCTTGTTGGGGTAGATGTTGTCCTTCACGTCCAGCTTCGCCACGACATTCGAGGCCATCCAGGTCAGTACCGGGCAATCGCCGTGGGCCAGCTTTCGCTGCAGCACCAGGGCTTCTACCTCTTTCATGGGCTCGCTCAGGTTCTGCACTGTCTGGCGCAGCTCCACCATCGGCAATCCCTCGGCGTCCATTTCCTGGGCCAACTGCGTGGCCTGCCACGGGTCGTAGGCGTATGCCCGGATGTCGAAGCGCCCGGCAAACTCACGCATGTCCTCTTTGATGACTTCGAAGTCGGTGACCTCTCCATCAGTCAGGGTCAGCAGGCCTAGTGCATCGAACTCGCGGTACCGCGCGGTGTTGCTGTCCAGCTCCTCAAGCACACGCGCTTCTGGCAGGTAGTACCTGGCGTGGATGTGCCAGAACGGATCGTCGCCATGCGGCGGGAAGATCAGCAGGTTGGCGGCGATGTCGATCTTGCTAGCCAGGTCGAGACTGCCGTAGCACGGCCGCCCCTCCAGCTCCGCAAGGCTCTTCCTGACCGGCGCCTCTTTCCAACGCAGCATGTTGAGCCAGGCATTCTTGGCGCCGACCCACTCGTTCAGGTGCTTGGTACGGAAGGTGGCCTGCTTGGTCGCCGACTGCATCGCATCGCGCTGCCGGGCAAGCAGGAAGTCCTCGGCGACGGATATCCCAAAGTTTGGATTCGCCTTGCGCAGTGCGATTTCGCTGGTCCAATCGTCGCCCTGGTCGATAGTGTAGAGGGCCGGCCATAGGTCCGGCCGGTCGATCACACCCTCCAGCATTCGCTCGGAATCGCGGATCAACTGGTGGCAGGGGCCGCCAATACTTGAGCCCGCCGTGGTGATCACCAGCATGATGGGCTGCTCGCGGGCACCCATCCCGGTCTCCATCGTGTCGTACAGCGTGGAGTCTTGGTGTTCGTGATATTCGTCCACCACCGAACACGACGGCGATGACCCGTCCCCGGGCTTGCCGATGACAGGCTCGAAGCGCGATCCATCGGCCAGAACGACCATGTTGGATGCGTTCACGTCGACGCCATAGTGCTCCCGCAAGTCGTCGGTACGCTCGACCATCAGCTTGGCCGGCCTGAACACCTCCCAGGCCTGTTTCTCAGTGGTCGCCCCCGAGTAAACCTCGGCGCCGAACTCTCCGTCTGCAACGAACATGTAGAGGCCGACGCCGCCACCGATGATGGACTTGCCGTTCTTCCTGGGCACGAACACCAGGATCGTGCGGTAACGCCGTGTGCCATCTTTCTTACGGACCCAGCCGAACGGTACGCACACCGAGAAAAGCTGCCAAGGCTCCAGCTTGATCAGCTGCTTCTTGCCGCCCCATTTGCCCTTGGTATGCGGCAGCAGCTGCAGGAACTTGGCGACTTTCTCCGCCTTGGCGGGGTCAAATTTGTACGGAAAGTCCTTTCGCTTGGACACAGCCAGGTCATCGAGGTGACGCTGAGCCAGCAGCATGATCCACTTGCAAACGAGGATCTTTCCCGCGACGACATCCTTGGCGTACTTTTCAGCCGCCTTCATCAGCGGGAATTTCGTCTTTGCCATCACAGCTCCGCGAATGCATTGCCTTTCGGCGCGTCCTTCTTGCCGCCGCCAACCTTGGATCGGTCGGCCGGGGTCATGCCAAACTTGCCGAGCATGGCCTCCAGCCGCACCAGCTTGGCGGCAGGGAAATCGAGTGGGTCATTGCGGAACTGGGCCAGCAGGTTGGCGGCCAGCTCCAATGTCAGTCGGTCGGAGTTCGTCAGTACGTCCCTTGGGGCGTACTTGGCGATCTCCTTCCAGGCGTGGAGCACTGCTCCATTAATGTGAGCCGGCGGGGCGGTCAGCTCGCCCACCGGTTCAGCATCCTCGCGGCGCCGCTGGGGGTCTTTCTTGAACGCACCCGTCAGCTCAAGCACGTTCGTCGGCTTGCGCGGTCGGGCCATTTTGGAAACCTGAATTTTGCGGAAATGGAAAAAAAGCTGGGGGCGCGGTGTCCGAGCGAAAAGGCCTGAACTTTTGACCCTCCCCCTCCCCGGAAATGTGATTTCGTCTCATTTGTGCCGATTTCGATCATTTTTTGATCGTTTTCGACTCCCGCTGCGTCTTCGCCTTGTGGCAGTCGCGATTGATCGCCCGAAGGTTGTCGTCATCGTCGGTGCCGCCGTGGGCCAGGGCCACGATGTGGTCCACCTCATGCGCCTCTCGGAGGCGGCCAAGCTGGACGCAGTCGTCACACCGACAGAGGTACTGGTCTCGCTTCAGGATTCGTTCACGCTTGCGCCGCCATGGGCGACCACCACGGCCTGACCCCTTGCGAGTCGCCCAAGCCTTGGCCTGCTCAGCAGCCAGGCTGGCATGACTATCGCAGTAGCCATTGGCATTGCGGTGCAGCGATCGGCAGCCCTGTGCCCGGCATGGTCGTTGTGGTCTCAGCGGCATGGCGAACCGTCCAGATAATGCGTGCGAGGAAGTTCGTCAGAGTCGATAGCCGTATCGTCAGCCAACGCCTCGATCAGTGCTAGGTTCTGGGTCGCGATCTGGTCGAGCAGGCTGGTCTGCTTCTGCTGCTGGTCCAGGATCTGCTGGAGCAAAGAGATTGCTTGCTCGTTCACGGGCCACCTTCATCCACTTGTTGATCCATTCGCGCCGGGCGGCGCACCCCGAACATTGATTCGACATTGCGCTAAACTCCCTGCCCCTTCCTGATACGGCAAAATGAACATGCCTCAAGAGCAAAAAAGACCGTCTTGGTTTACCGCAAGCGCAATGTCAGTTGCGCTATCCGTTATCACATCGGCAGCTACGGCAGGAGCCGTTTTTGGCAAACTCCAAAGTGATCTCGCCACAGCGGCATCGAAGAATGAGGAAATGCAAAAGACGTTAGATGTTGTGAATAGCTATAACCGCGAGTGGAAAGATGCATACGCGAAGCTTCAAACGAGCTACAACGCATCTGAGCTGCGAGTCAAAGCGCTCGAGAACGACCGGTGCGAGCCAATCAGGTTGAAGGTAGACAGCATCAGCGCCTCAATAGAAACAGCGCAGATCATCGGTGCAGACGCTAGGCAAGCACTGCTTCAAGGATTGAGCAGGGAGTACCAGCAATCTCTCAGAGCCTGCTATAGCACAAAGCTACTGTGAGCTAATCCACCCTCACGATCTTGGCCACGTTCCCCTTGGCCCGGCACACCAGAACGGCGGCCAGCAGGTAGAACGCAGTGTTGAACCACGACACATCAGCGAACTCGTCATGCAGCACCATGCGGCCAACGAGGCTCACGAACTGCATACCGGTGACTGCGCAAGCAGCCCAGGCCATCAGCGATACGCCCAGCTTGTAGCGGGCGTCGGGGTACGGCCGATAGCGCAGGCCGATCATCACGAAGATGACGGCGCACAAGGCGGCCTGAATCACAGCAACCATTCAACCCTCCTTCCTGGCTCGCAGGCGGAAGACCCATTGCAGCCACCGGGGCATCTGCCCGGTCTGCATCCACTCCAGCAAGCCGGAGAACGTGACGACGCAGAGCACGCCGCACACGAAGGCGCTGAAGCCTGCGGTTTGCGTCCAGGCCCTGCCCAGCATCTCAGCAGCACCAAGGTAGCCACCGATCCAGCCGGCCAGCAGGTAGCCGATGCGGCGAAGCATGCCGATGTCCTTGGCGTACACGACGTAGAAGAAAGCCCCGCCGAACGCGCCCACCAGGGTGGCTAGGTCCAGTTCAGGGAAGAAAGCACCCAGGCCGACGCTGGCAAGTACGCCGGTCACTGCAAGGGCGCCGGTACTCGGTTCGGCCATAGGGTGCTCCATAGAAAAAAGAAACCCGCACTCGGCGGGCTGTATTCAGTAGCGATGCAGGATGCCGCCAGGCTTCAGCTCCTCTCGGAGCAAGCGGCGAACGTCTTCTTCCAGGCTGGGCACGTCAGCGGCCAAGGTGACTTTTACGGTGCCGGCAGAAAGCTTGCATTCGTAGGATCCGATACGCTTAGCCAGCTAGATCGGCCTCGGCGCGGGAAAACACTTCCTCCATGGCTTGTCGGGCTGGCTTCTCGCCCGTGACGTATCCGCTGTGATCAACCAATGGCGTGCTTTCGTCTTCGCTGGCAAATCTTGAGGTCAGCCGCGAAACCGCTGTGCATTCCGCCTTGCTTCCTGGTTCTGTCACAGCATGACCCAGTGCAGCAATCGGCGCGGCCTGGGCTGAGACCTGACTTCCGCATGCGGCAATCTGGGCTTCGCAGGCGGTGACGCGGGATGCCAGCCCTGAAACGAAAGAGGCTTCTGCTTTGCTCGAGGCCATCATCTGCAGAGTGACGCTAAAGCTGTGCAGCGCTTCGATGCTGGAGCGCAATGACGCGAGGGTTTCGTTGGTTTCGGACATTTGCATGCTACAGATACGAAAAAGCCCCGGCATGTACCGAGGCTCAGAATGGGTGCGGAGGGCCGGTGCGTACCCGGCTTGCTGGTCTGGCTCGCTGGGTCACGTACCCCAGACTCTCATCGCGTAGTCGATCAGGGAGCGCACGGCTTTGATCCACTGCCTCTACCGACTTAGCCCAGCTGCCTGGGCGGGTCATCCGCATAAAAAGCCCACGCAGGGTGGGCAGGGGGAGCAACGCAGAAAATAGTTAAATCTGGTGGCTGTAGAACAGCGAGTACGATTCGATACCGTCGTTGGGCTGCTTGATGCCAGCGTTGGAATAGTGAATGGCCCGGATACCCACCTTCTGAGTCTCCCCGATCTTCAGGCCCGCACCGATCCGGTCTTCGAAGTTGAACGCCGAACCGAATTCCTGATCGCCTGCTGATGTGCCGGAGAACACCGCCAAGCCGATGCCCGCTTCAACGAATGGCTTCACGTTGCCGCTGCCGAATTCGTAAACAAAGACCGGGGAGAAGGACAGCGAATGCGCACCACCAGAAGCATCGCCTGCCTCCCAGTAGGTGTAGCCCGCATCCCAGTAGCCAGTAAGACGCCCGGTGCTTGACTCGAGCCAGGACTTATCCCAGTTGAAGCCAAGGCCGACGCGGGCGGTGATACCACCTTGGCCCGTTGCACCGATGGCCCCGGAGAGCTCGGCAGCGCCAGCTGATACGGCAAAGAGGCTGAACACCGCCGCAGCGATGAATGTTTTCATGATCACGGTCTTCCATGGTTGTTTGTTAGCAACCTATCAGAAACATAGTGCTATCAAATCGTTCCCTGACACAAGAAAAAGTGCTGCTACTGGAGAGCTACCTGAATCGAAGCCCTTCACAAACACAAAACCCCAGCGCTTGGCCGGGGCTTGTTTGTGTCTCTCAGCTACCGGATGAGCTCGATCACCAAATCACTCGGGTCCCCTTCGAGCCCTATCTTCCAATCGGGGCGTTCATCTGCCAGCTGTTGCAGCAGTATCCCAATGGCATCGAAGTAGGTACCGGTGCTCACGCCAGGCGGCGCAGAGACCTTGATCGTGATGTGGTGGAAGCCTCCGGTTGAGATTGGCTCAACGGGCAGCTTGCTATCGACCTGGCGCTTGAACTCAGCGGCAAGACCTGATGCGGTAATTTCCATGCTCGATTCCTTTCCAGCACATAAGCAAAAGCCCCAGCCGCAGTGGCCAGGGCTCTATGTGTCGCGTGACGTTGCAAGCTGGACACGCTGCTATGAAAGCAGGTGTTTATCCGCCCGCATAGAACTTTTTACGCAGCTTCTCGAATTTTTTCGAGGGCACAGTCGATCCATGCAACGCCGGCCTTGATGATCTCCCGCACCTTGCGCTCGGACATGCCCGCCTCCCTTCCAACCCGCATGGCCGGGTGCTTCGATCCGTAGTAGGCCCACACAAAATCTCCCATCTGCTGGTTGCGCTTCGTCAGCCTGGCCACTGCGCCGTCGATGATCAGCGCCAGGTCGTCGGTGATGACATGCTGCCGAGCACCACCCTCGCTGGGCACGTTGTCGCGCATCAGCGCGTAGAGAGGCGACACGTAACGGGGCACCCCCATCTCACTCATTCGCCACCACCCCCACTGCTCAAGCATGTACTCGGTATCGCCCAGCGGCTTGTCCACGTAGGTCCGTTTCTTCATGCAGCCCTCCGGGGCGTTGGGTCGGTGTCCAGGCCAAACAGCTCGCGCAGCAGCTTGTCAGCGTGTTTGTTCTTGGCGTTGCCTTCGGTGATCCAGTCCTTCGCGAACTCTTCGAACCCTTTGTTGGCTCGGGCGCCGTGCCAGTCAGTCACGATATCCATCAGGGCTGCCGAGGCCAGGCGACCGTTGGGCAGGTCCAGCAGCATGCGGTTACCGACCGAGAGAAACTTGCGCTCTACGGCGGTCAGGCTTTTGCGCGGCAGCGCCGCAGTTGCGTTGTTCATCGAGAAACCCTTTGGGCCGCACGGGCCTCGGCAATTCGAACATATCCCATGAACTGGTCAGCCGGCATCGACTCCTTGATCACGTCGAGGATGACCCGGTCCATGTGCTGCTGGCTGGCCTGCTTGGCCTCCTTGCGCAACTGTCCGCAGCGGTACAGAGCGCGGGTACGGTCATGGTTGATGTGCTTGAGCGCTGCCTTTGCCCGGTTGTACCAGGCACGGTCGTATGGCGTGCCTTGAATGGCGCGTTCGACGGCCTGCGCCAGCGACAGCTCCAGGCGGATAGCGTCAGCCACCAGTTGCTCGTGCAAAGCCTCACAGGCTTCCAGGGTGTCGGGCAGCTCACGGGGGCCAACCAGGCGCGGGGGCGGTTCTGCAGGTTTCGGGGTGTTGCCAGTGGCAACAGGCTGTTCGGCGCCAGCACGCTTGGTCACAGTCACCGAGACGACCGGGTTTGCAGGATTGCGGGCTGGCGGCTTGCGGCCTGGCCACAGGTCAGAAAGTTTCACGGTGCTTGCTCCCCTTACGGTGCTTGGAGAAATTCAGGACGCGGCCCATCTCGACTTCGTCGTCAGGTGGAAGGCGGTTTCCGGCAAAATTGACGAATCGGGCGTACTGCCCTTGGCGCTGCACCAGGCAAGAGCCCTGCGGGGCCTGTCGCCCCTTATCCAGGATCAACTCAGTGACGCCCTGCTCACCCGCCTCCGACTCCGGGTCGTGGTGCACAAGGATCACCGCGTCGGCGTCCTGCTCGATCTGGCCGGAGTCGCGCAGGTCGCTGGCCTGGGGTTTCTTGCCGGGGCGGCTCGCCGGGTTTCGGTTGAGCTGCGCCAGCACCAGCACCGGAACACTCAGCTCCTTGGCCAGGTTCTTCAGGGCGATGGAGACTTTTGCCACAGCATCGGCGCGGTTCTGACTCCTGCCTTCGGTGCCCACCAGCCCCAGGTAGTCGATCATCAGGATGTCGAGGCCCTGCTCGCGCTGGAGCTTGCGGGCTTCCGAGCGGATGGCGCTCATGGTCATACCTGGGGTGTCGTTCAGGTACAGCTGGGCGGCCTCGATCTTGCTACCCGCCGTCCCAATGCGCTGCCACTCGTCCTCATCGAGACTCTTGACCTCCTCCATGCGGCGCAAGTCGATCCCGCCCTGGGAAGCGATGGTGCGGACGGTCAACTCCTTCTCGTCCATTTCCAGGCTGAAGATCAGACCCACGCCAGCGCCACGGATGGCGATGTGGTTGACGATCTGCAGGCCGAGCATGGTCTTACCGCTGCCTGGACGGCCGGCGATCACCACCATGCTCTTGGGACGCAGGAAGCCGATCAGCTTGTCCAAGTCGGCCAGGCCGGTGGAAAGCTTCGGCGGCGCTCGGTCGTCCAGCACTTCCTGCATGCCGTCAAAGACCTTGGGCAGCACCTCGGCCATACGCTTGTACCCAGCCTTCTCGGCACCCTGCAGATCACGCAAGTCAGCGATGGACTGCTGAGCCTGGGCGATGATCTCGTCCGGTACCAAGCCGTTTGCAACAGCAGCCTTCGCGGAATGGCCGATGTCGACCACCTGGCGAATCACCGCCCACTGCTTGACCTGCTTTGCGTACGCCATCGCGTTGGCCACCGAGGGCACGTTCCGGCAGAGGTCCGCCGCGAATGCCAGGGTGCCTTGCCCGCTTGGAAGGGACCGCTGAACATCACCGACCGTCACCGCATCAACCGGAAGCCCACGATCAAGGCAATCACGGATCACATCGAACAGGGCCGCGTGGTCGTCGTAGAGGAAATCGGCGCTGGTCATCTGACTCACGATGTCATCCACCAGCGCAGCGTTGCCATCCAGAGACGCCAGCATGATCGCCCCCAGCACGCCGTGCTCGGCCTCGGGGTAACCCATTACCAGTTCGCTCATGCCTCACCTCGCGCCGAAGCCCAGGTGAACAGCACGGCAGGCCCGCCAGCATCGGTGAGTCGGTCGACAGCACGATCACCCAGACATTTGCGCAGGCCGGACAGGTTCAGGTTGGAGACCACGATGGTCGGCATTAGCTGGCGGTACCGGGAGTCGATCACCTCGAACAGCACCTGCCGCTCGAAGTCGCTCCCGTGCTGAACACCGACCTCGTCGATCACCAGCAGATCCGGCGCCAGCAAGGAGGCATACACGTCGCGTTCGGTCTGCTGCGAGGCTTTGTCGAAGGTCATCTTGATGTCGCGGATGATCTCGATGGCCATGGTGTAGCGCGCTGACGCTCCGTAACTGCGGATCACCTGCTGGGCAATGGCGCAGGCCAAGTGCGTCTTGCCGGTGCCCACGGCGCCCAGCAGCATCATCGAGCGGCCGGCATCCCAGTTGGCTTCAAACTCGTCCACATACTCGCGACACTTGTTCAGCGCTACGGTCTGGCCTTCGTGATGCGTGTCGGTCCGGTAGTTATCCAGCGTCGCCGCCCGGAAGCGCAGAGGGAGGCACGAAGCCAGCAAGCTTTCGTTCGTCGCCCGCTCATGCCGAATGACCATTGCAGGCTTGCGGACTGCCTCGTCGTGCGAGTGGACGGCGTCGAACTGGCAGCGCGCGCATCCCTTCCAGAAATGGTCGCCAGTGAACGACTCGATCAGCTCGTCCGTGTAGGCGCCGTGGATACGGCACTCGGCGGTCTTGGTCTTGAGAATCTGTGGAGTGGTCATGATCTTGCTACCCGGTACGTCCCGTCAGGCTGGCGAACCAGGCCTTCGGTGTGGTCAATCTTGTCGAGGTCGGTGTGGTTGGACTGATGGTTGGCGCCAGCTCCTGGTAGCACCTTGTCTGGGAAGAGCCCCCTCCAACCATTACTGATCGACAGGTTGATCACCTTGTCGGGGTTCGAATGTCTGGCTAGATCTGCGGCTATCCGCTTGCAGCTGGTAGCCGTCAGTGGGTGCTTGATCTCACGACGGTGCTGGCACCAGTCTGACCAGACCTGCTCGCTCACGTTGGCCGGCTTGGCAGTCATTGGATCGAACTTCTGAGCCTTCGTTTTCGGGGCTGAGGGAGCGGTAGCTCCCATCATTGGTTCTTTCTCTATTGATTGAGTAATAGAATCCTTTATTAAGTAGTTGTCGGTTTGCCCACAGTTCGGTAAACCCACACTTCGGTTAACCGAATATTCGGAAACCTGTAGGTTCGGTTCGTAGTGGACGATCACGCGACGACCGAGCACCTTGCCGGTCCCCTCCTCGCGCACGACTTCATGGCTGACCAGACCCAAATCCTTGAGGCAAGCCATTGCCTTCGAATAGCGCTCACGACCGATTGCGAACCGGTCCTGCAGGTGCGAGCCGATCACCTTCCAATCGCTGGAGCGGGTCTGCAGGTAGGTCCAGATCGCCAGGGCGTCTGGGTTGACAATCATGGCCACCACGTCATTGCTCAACGAGCTGTAGGGGGCCTGCTTGGCGTGAAAGGTCGTGGGTGTAGCTTTCTCCACGTTTACTGGCTTGCTCACAGCTCAAGCTCCTCTGTGATGCGGCGCACGAAGGCGTCGTAGCTCTCAGTCATCTCGAAGCCGTTGTCTTCCATGGCGCCTCGACCAGCCTTGGCCAGTTCGTAGATAGTCCAGCGCTCGCGCTCGGGCAGGCCCTTGAACTGGGTGTAGGTTGGCCAGGGCCCATTGATGATCGTTGCGCCAGTGCGGTGCGGTAGCGCCTGGGCGGGGTTCAGGATCTGAGTCATTGGAGGGTCCCCGATGAGAGACCCGTGATTCCACCCACGACCTGCGCCATATCTGTCAGCGTGCCACCTGACAGCCGACGCACCAGAATGCCAAGGGCGGTGGTGGCGTTGATTGCCTCCACTGCCACGGTCGCTTTGATCTGTGCGTTCTCCGCTGATAAGGTCGCATTGGTACCCAGCCGCACCTTGTCGCTGGCGTTATAGGCCGCACAGGCCAACGCCAAGTTGCTCAGATGGCTGTACCCTTCCGGCGGGGTTGGGCTGATGAACGCGCTAGCGATAGGTATCAACTGGTCTGGGTAAGGAGCGCCCTCCAGCAGGTGGCGCATCATTGCCTCCCCGTGCCCCTGAGCGACGATGGCTGCGTCATTACCAGTCTTGCGCTCGAACAGAACCTTGAGCGCGCAGCAAGCCCGGATGAGGTCGATATGTGTTTCGTCCCCCTTTTCAACTGAGTACGCAGGCTCGTCGATCACATCAAGCACATCTTGAACGACCTCGAAGCACTTCAGCAGCAGGGCCGCGTCGGTGTACTTGCGGAAGGTCTCTTCGTTGATCACTTCCGCCTCGGCTGGCGCAGGGAAATCTAATACGTTTGTCATGGGTGCACCTTCCCGGCCAGGCGGAACCGACCGTTGAAATAGGGGTGGGAGGCCTGTGTGGAGTTGACCATCTCGCACTCGTCGACGAAGCGCTTGAACGCCGCGGTGACCAAGGTCTTGGTCCACACCAGGTACTGCGAGCCTTTGGCCTCCTCGTGTCCGTTGCGGACCATGCCGGCTGAGTTCGGGGCGTGCGGCCACTCCTTGAGTACGTAGTCCACAACCGCGCCTGACAAGCCGTAGCGCGCCAGCATCGTGGCCTTGACGCCGGTCAGCGAAAGGCAGTTCTGTGGGCAGTGATCCCACACCATGGTCTGGCTGAGGTCGTCCACCCGCTGCTCAATGCGTTCCAGAGCTGCCTGCTGTTCACGTTGCTGGCGCTCGACCGCAACCAGGTGGTTGGCGTTGGCTGCGGTGATCTCGGCTTGGGTCATTGGGCGAGCCTGCTGGCCTTCGAGCTCATTCAAGCAAGCCAAGACGCGACGGCGAACCCCCTTCGACTCACGCATAGCCACCAGCTTGCACTGGTCTGGCGTAAGGCGAAGGCCTTCGGACTGCGTGTTGTTCAAATTTTGCACTACGAAAGTTTCGTAGTACTCGCCATCAAGCTCGTCCTTGCAGCGAGCAACGAAGTCGTTATGACGAACAGAGCCTTCACCGAACCCGGCGCGTGCCTCGTTGACCAGCGCCAGCAGCTCTGTAGTGTCCATAGTGGTGAAGGCGGTTGATGGCAGGTTCATGCCGCACCTCCCACATCCTTTGCATCATGGAAGGCAGCTGCGTTGCGGTGCGGGTACAGGAAATTGCGCGTGTCGAAGACGACTCGCTCCATGAGGCGCTCAAGCTCGCACACTACGGGGTTCTCGAAGCCACCGAGCCCAGGGACGACCTTTGACCAGTAGAGAGTTTTGATAGCTCGGAACGCCTCGCGGGCTTCGTTGAAGCGTGAGATTTCAGCTGCGGTGAGGGTTACGTCATTGACGATCTCGCATTGCGATCCACCCCGCTGCCACGCTGGGATAACTTGGCTCGTTGAATGGCTCATGCCGACGCCTCCGATCCCAAGGCCAGCCAGTCCGTGCTTACGCCGCAAGCACGAGCCATTTCTGCAACGTACGTGCTGCGCAGGGATTCCCCCCTCTCAAGCTGCGAGATGGATGCTTGTTCGATACCAATCTTCTTCGCCAGCTTGGACTGGGTCAGGCCAGCCCAGGTACGAGCAAGGACAAGGCGCTCACCTACAGTACTGCACGGTCCATCGACAGGTGGCGCGCCACGTTCTGGTGATGTCGTGTTTTGTGGCGCGCTTTCCATTTCAGGATCAACGCCGGCATGCGCTGCATACACGAGCGCTAGCGCGGACTCCGCTGCGTAAAATACGAGCGTGGCGTGCTGTGTGACGGCTGGCTCCTGCATCAGCTCACGCAGGCCGGCCACAACGGCTTCGAGGCGATCCGTGGCAGCACCCAAGGATTCGTGCACAGGAATATCGCCAACGGCCTCTAGCACGTCGTGCAAGCCATATGTGGCAAACGGGCTCGCAAGAGTTTCTGCTTGAGGCCTCATTGCTCACCTCCGCGGCTAGCGGTGGCTACGCTCTTTTCAATCGACCAAACCAGCGCGCTGACGGTCTCTCCCAGGAAGCTGAGAGCCGCCATGCCGTCGCAATACGCCAGCTCACCCATGTTTAGGCTGTCGCGCAAATGCTGGCAGAGTTGGCTCATGCCCGAAGAGAGTGTGCGGGCCGCACGCAGGGCGTCCTCGGCATTCATCCCAGAGTCCACGCTGAGGAGTTGGTCGGCTACTGGGCTGATCGGTACATTAAAGAAGCTCACTTTGGTTGTGAGGATTTCTTGCGCCGGTGATGGCGCGGTGGTATTTTCAGTTTTCATCGTTTTGTCCTTTCCGAAGACAAAGTGGTACCCAAGCCACCAGGTGCGAACTGGTAGCGGCTTAAAGGCTCAGCTAAGGCTGGGCTTTTTTGTGTCTGGTGTTTTCAACCCACCATCGCACAAAGCCCAAAATTGCAACCCCGGGGTGCGGGGTGCTGTGATCTACCCCGGACGGGGCATTTGAATTAATGAGCGTGCGCGCATATCAAATCTCCTAAAATCGCAACCTTTCCTAAACAGTGGGTCGCGAGTGCGCCCTATAACGATTAACCGTTTGGTACAAAGCGGAAAAAGCCAAAAAATGGCTTGATCAGACAAATTTCGTCTTTACTAGGCAAGCCGGAGGATTTCCGCGCATGCGCGGAAAAGTTTCCGCATGCAGAATTTCTTTGTTCATGGTTAGCGTCCCGCCTGGATAAGCGGGACGTCGGGGGCATTGAGCCCAAGGGTCATTTGCAAAAGCTGGCGGCCGCGCTCTACCTCAGCAATCAACCGAGGCTTCTCACATTTCCAGCCGTTCAGCTCCTTGCCTGCCAAGCTGGCGCGGGCCTGCCGATCGTCAAGGCGCTTGCACACTTGGTTAAAGCGAGCGAGAAGGGAAGTCTCGCCGCGCAGCAAAGCGTCAATCTGCTCGTCGCACCATACGGCGAAATCATCATCGAGCCACTGTGCGAAGCGCACACCTAATTTAGGGTGTAGCCATGTGCCAGCCTTACCCCGTCCCCTTACGGTCTCAACAAGCTTAAGGTCCGATTCTCGGACCTCATTAGAAAGCCGCCGCAGCATTGCGGCCATGTAGCTCTTGGTGCTTGGAAGCTCCAACCATTTGATTGGCTTCTTGCCGAAGCGCTTAGCCACTTCGGTGGCGTTGATCCAGCCCTCGCCGTTGAAACGCACCGGATTCCCCTGGAAGGAAAGCGAAATGACGTTGTTCACTGCGCACCTCCGGCACTGGATAAATTCACAGAGGGATTGCCCGCCTCAACAGCCATAGCCAAGTGGCGTATCGTTTGATCCAAGGTAGGGCCACGACTAGCCTCTCGATCATGCCGAGCCGGAAACGAGCGCACCTCAATGGCAGCGAACGAGCCGTCGGTCTGTTGCGCAACGTAGACCGTACGCCCAATGCGGATGGCTTTACTTAATGCGCCTTGCGTCATGCCAAGCAGCGAGGCTGCATGTGGCTGCCCGTGGCCCTTAGCAAAATCTTTCAGGGGGACCATATTCATGGCCTACCTCCACCTAGTACTTTGCCGAAATAGTACTTGTGGCATTTATTTCCTGCAATACCTTTGGCATTTGAAGTGTATTACTATCGGGAATATTCTTGGATGATGAAAAAGCCCCTACCCCCAGATCGAAAGGAAGAATGCCAAAGGCTCAAGGCGATCTTCGATGGTAAAAAAAAGGAGCTGAAGCTGACTCAGGAGAAGCTTGCGCACCTCTTGGGCATAAACCAAAGCTCGGTCAGCCATTATCTAAACGGGGTGAACCCGCTCAACGCCTCCGTCGCCGCAGCCTTCGCCAAGATCCTTGGGGTTTCTGTATGGGATTTCAGCCCTCGCCTTGCAGAGGTGATTGAGTCGTTTGCAGCCATGCAGGTGACTTCCGAGTCCTTCAAGGCAGCTTGGTCTCGCAGCGCCAAGATATTGGATGCGATTCCTCATGAGCAGTATGTGCTCATCCCCCAGTTCCTGGACGATAACTCATTCATCCCGGGGGTGAATGATGAGCATGTGGGGCTTACTGAGGGCATGTTGTTCCGGCGCGGCTGGCTCAGAGATGCGGGACTGCATTTCCCAAACCTCCGCATCCTGTACGCTGCAGACGAAAGCATGGCTCCTCACATCGCTCACGGAGACGTTGTGATGATCGACACATCCAAGAAAGATCTAGAGGACGGGAAGATTTTTTTGATCAGGCGCCCTGATGGCAAAACCAGCATCAGAAGGACATTTCAAATGATCTCTGGCGGCTGGGCGCTGAGGTCTGACAATCTGGACAAGCAAAGGTATCCCGATGAGACGCTCGATAGCGGGGCTGCGGAAGGGCTTCCTATCATCGGCCAGATAGCTTGGCGCGGCGGAGGCGCCAGGTAAGGACGCCATAAGGCGAAGCTGAAACCGCCTTCGAGCGGTTTTTTTGCGTCCCATCGAAAAAATATTACCAAAGGCATTTACAGAATAAATTGCCTTTGGTAATTTCGTCGCCACTACCTCATCGCATGGAGCAAGCCATATGACCACTCAAACCATAACCGCCAGCGGCTGGACCGGTTTTCTCGGCAGGGGTCTCGCTCCACGTGAACTTGAGGCAACGCTGCATGCAGCAAGCGATCTGACTCAGAAAGAGATTGCGCGATTGATGGGTATCAGCCCCAAGACCGTTGAAAAGAGGATTGAAGACGCCCGGTTCAAGCTCGGCGCTAAGACGATGCGCGGCTTGGTGCTCGAAGCATTCAAGCGCCAGATCATTAGCCCTGCTGCAACCGCCCTGGCTCTGTTAATGGCAATTCATGGAGTGATTGGCGACGACCAAGCCATGCGAGTCCGCCGAGGCGGCAGCGGCGGCGAACGAAAGATCGAAACCCGAGTTGCAACCCGGCGCGCCGAGTGCGCCCTGGCGGTGGCGTGACTCTTCTCGCCTGACCTGACCCACCACTGATTTTGCGAAAGCCAACAAACGCGGCAGGCCCTCGGCTTGCCCACAAAATGGAGTTTGACCATGTTGATTTTGACCCGTCGCGTAGGCGAAACCATCCGCATCAACAACGACATCGCTGTCACCATCCTGGGCGTTAAGGGCATGCAAACGCGCCTTGGAGTAGATGCTCCGGAAGGTGTGCCGGTGCATCGCCAAGAGATCTTCGAGCGCATCTGCGCCGAGGGCGGCAAGCTCCCCTCTACCGACGCTCAGGTCGACCTGCAGGCCAAGCTTCTAGATCGCGAGGCCCAGCTGGGTGAGGCTGATGTGTTGCTAAGGGAGGCGATCGCCTACATCAACGACGACCTGGTCAACGTCGATTACCGTGACACACTGCTTGCCCGCATCGACAAGCTCCTTGATCGCGACCAGGCAGAGCAAACGGAAAAGCCTCGGGAGCAGCAGCCATGAGCCAGGCCTGCCTGCTCCTGCTGCTGTGGGATGCCCTGCAGCAGCGCGACACCACCTTCGGGCAGGTCCTTGACCTGTCCGCCGCCTGCGGCCTGAATGGGCGCCGAGTGTTGGCTGACCACTTCAGGCGGGGCGCGATCATCGAAAGAGAGGTATGGCATGCCTAAAACTATGCTGCGCGCGCGCCAGGATGGTGTGACGTTCTTCCTCAATACCGAAACCTCGAGCCCAAATACCGGGCACCGTAACCGCTATCGCCTTTTCCGAACATCCCAGCACGGCCGTAGCAAGGACGGCTGGATTCAAGTGGGGTCGCAGGACGGTCAGAAGTTGCTGGCATTGGCAGACGAACATGAGCTGTTCCTTGCCTGCCAATGCCTCTTCGAGCGAAAGCGGCCGAAGGCTTACCACCCGAAACGCGAGATCCGTGGCCGTGTTGGAGCCTGGGAGGGTGAAGCATTCAAGCCCAGGGCAAAAAAGCTGACGCATCAGCTTCGAGTAAAAGCAGAAACCTGACGCGACAGGCGTCGAGGTAGATCAATGCGATACATGACCGTCAGAAAATTCGCCAGCGAGTCTGGCTACTCCGAAGACGCGATCCGCTCCAAGATCCGTGACGGGATCTGGCGGCTTGGCGAGATTTGGCTAAAAGCGCCGGACGGCCGGACGCTTATTGATATGGAAGGATACGAGACATGGGTAGAGGCGGGAGTGGTGTCCGGGCAGTCTCGGACACGAGCATCGAGATCACGTTCATGTTCCGGGGTGTTAGGTGCCGCGAGCGCGTCTCGCTCAAGCCCACCGCCACTAATCTGAAGAAGGCCCAGCAGCACAAGGCAGCGATCGAGCACGCCATAGCCCAGGGGACGTTCGACTATGCCGTCACGTTCCCTGGCTCTCCCCGGGCGGCCAAGTTCGCACCGGAAACCAGCAAAGAGACGGTTGGCGGATACCTGACCAGGTGGCTGGAGGCGAAGAAGAAGCATATTTCCAGCAGCACCTTCGAAGGCTACCGAAAGATAGTGGAACTTCGGCTCGTCCCTGCGCTCGGCCACCACCTTGTCCTCGATCTCAAGCGGAAGACGCTAAAGGACTGGCTGGACAAGCTACAGGTCGGCAACAAGACACTGAGCAACATCCAGAGTTGCCTGCGATCAGCCCTCAACGACGCGGTCGACGAGGAGCTGCTCGACACCAACCCGCTGGCTGGCTGGACTTACGCCCGGAAGGAAGCACCGCCGAAGGATGACGACGTGGACCCGTTCACGCCCGAAGAGCAGCAGGCGATTTTGGCCGCCCTGAGCGGCCAGGCCAGGAACATGGTGCAGTTCGCGCTCTGGACAGGGCTCCGGACAAGCGAGCTTGTAGCGCTGGATTGGGGTGATGTGGACTGGGTGCGGGGGGAAGTGATGATCAGCCGCGCAATGACCCAGGCTGCAGGTGGGGAGGCTGAAGTGACGAAGACTGCCGCGGGCCGGCGATCGGTGAAGCTGTTGCGCCCCGCTCTTGAAGCACTGACGGCACAAAAGGCACACACATTCCTGGCCGATAACGAGGTGTTCCAGAACCCTCGAACGCTTGAGCGCTGGGTCGGCGACCAACCGATCCGCAAAACCATGTGGCACCCAGCAATGAAGAAGGCCGGTGTTCGGTACCGGCGGCCCTACCAGACTCGCCACACCTATGCCTCGATGATGCTTTCAGCGGGTGAGCACCCTATGTGGGTCGCCAAGCAGATGGGGCATAGCGACTGGACAATGATCGCACGAGTTTATGGAAGATGGATGCCAAGCGCCGATTCGAATGCAGGTTCCAAAGCAGAGAATTTATGGTTAGATGCATCTGGCGGCACATCGCCATCCAACCGTAATAAAACTAGCGCAGGGTAATTCCATGGATAAGCTCGTTTTTCAACAATCGCCGATAGTCGAGTTGGGTAGTAACAAATTCATCAACACCCCAATCATTTTACAATTTGACGAAACTCCGTTAATCCAGGTTGTTCGTCAAGAGCAAGCCGGGTTCACGACCGAAATCCCGATTTTCCATCAAGATGGAACCTATTTGGCGAAGGCCGTCGGCTCCAGGCTTCATAAGACAGAGGATGGCAATAAAGCAGGCGTAACCCTTGAGCACAGGGATAAGGTTACCGTCTGCAAGCTAAATGGGAGGGTGCTGTTCGAAATTCAACGAGAAGAAGCCGCAGCACTAAAAACGGCAGCAGAACTCTACACCCCCAACGGCTATTTTGTGAAATACACCTCGCTTCAACCTGGAATAATAGACAGTGAGGGCAATGAGCTGAACGTTAACGGACTCATCATGACCGGCAACACCTTCGCCGGGGCTCGAATTGGCATCTGGATGAAAAGCGACGGTTCAGTAGGGATTGGCTGCGCGTGA